CCATCACGTTTTTCAGCGCCTTTAGATTTTACGAATGCATTGATTGCTGAGCGTTTTTCAGCTAATTCTTCTTCAGTCACTTTAAATTTTTTCATTTTTCGTTCTTCTCCATCTTTAGGTTTTTGGTCAGCAGGATCAGCAGCTTTAGCTAATTCATCTTCAAGGTCTTGTTTTTCTTTTTGCAATTCTGCAATTTTTTCATCTAAATCTTTGACTTGTTTTTCTAAGTCATCGGCTGAATCACTGACAGTTGAAATTTCTTCATCTGTCTTGGCTTCTTCCAATGCTCGTTCCAAGTCATTTCCTTGTTTTTCTAGGTCAGAACGTTGAGAAAGTAATTTATCAATTTCACTTGAACGTTCTTTGATTTGTTTATTCAAAATAAGTTGTTTTAAGGCCATTTAATTTTTCCTCCAATTTGGATTTTTTAGCGAGAAGTTCTCGTTTTTCCATGTTTTCTATTTGTTTGCTACGTGCTTCTACTGCTGTGTCAGCATACGCTGGGAATGTCACAACTGAAACTTCAAATAATTCAATTGCTTTAATCGTGAACTTGTAAGAACCATCATCACGAGTTTCCATTGCTTCATCAAGAATATTGAAACCAAATGAACACTGGTCAACATCCCCACGCTGAACACGAGAATATAAATTCATTGCTTCAGTATCGTTTTCATTGACTTTGATTTCTCCATATACGCCTTTCGCATCAACGGAAAGTGTCAATGTTCCAGACTTCGTCCGCCCTAGAACTTTTGAAGTCTCATGGTCAATTAAGGCCCGAACATCGGATAAATCAACATTGTCAAAACTTTCTGGGGCGATTTCTTCAAAGCAGCCTTCGTAAAGTTCTGTTTCTGAATTAAAGACAATAAAATAACCACTTATTATTTTTTCAGCGGCTTCATCATTTGCGTTTAAATCAAGACTTCTAAAGTTTCGAACTTGATAATTTTTTCTTTTTTCCATTTTTCACCTCCTTTCTAAGTTTCATCTTGAATGAGTTTTTTCTGGTTCACTAAATCCTTCTGCTGTAAATAATTTTCCAAAACGAGTAAATCATCCATTTCAGCATCAGGAGGCATTCCCACCCAATTTCTAAATTCGTTTCTTCGTAAAGAATTAAGTTGAACCATTTGAGCACCAGCACTCACCATCTCTGTCAGAGAATAATTATAAAGACTTCGTGGATTGAGTGAGAAATACATATCCTCTTCAACAATTAACTTATTATAAGTTTGTTGGATGACTTGAGCGATTGACATAATTTTTGTATTTATGAAATTATTGAACTCATCTTTGTTATAAGTTCCAACTCCCAACAAGAAAGCAGGTACTCCAAAAATACCTGCTACTGTTTTTTTATCCAAAGTTACTGCATCATTAATCGCTAAATCATTCAAAGTTAATGGTTTAATTTGTTGAACATTAACCATACCTTCTGGAATAATCCAAGGTTTACCAGCTTCTTTACGTTTAAGGTACATTTCTTCGAAGTTCTGACGTCCTTCTTCATCAGATAGTTTATCAGAATCTGAATCGACCGAGACAATAAGATTTGGCATATATTCACTTGCCATAAACCCTTTTTTAGTGACGCTTGCTTGTTTCAAGTTACCAACAATATCTTTTAAGGCCACTTTATATCCTGTTCCTATAAAGGGACGTTCTATTGATGGATTTAAAACAAAATGAAGCAAGGTGCTAGGGTCATACTCTTTATTATCGATCGTTATTGAATAATCTAAGTCATTATCGCTCACATTAAATGTCACTTTATAAGGAGAAATAGGAGTTAATCCGATGATTTTATCGCCGCTTACTTGTGGTTTTACTACTGCATTTCCATTCCCTTCTAAAAGCATAGAACGCACTAACCATTGAATGAACGTTTTTCTTGATAAATATTTATTTGGCTCAATATCTACCACTCGTGACAAGTCATTTTTTATCCGCTTGTCTCCTGTTTCACCATTTTGCATGAGCTGAATTGTCATATTTGAGACTAAATCAGCAATACAATCTACAGCCATTCTAACTTCTGGGCTATCAGATAATTTTGTATAACCGTCCGAAAGTAATGTTTTAAAGAAGTCAGGCAATGCCATAACAACTAATGGTGGTTTTGGAATTTCTTCCCTTACTTCTGGTATAACCTCTTCGGGTTCAGTTGTATTTACCACTTCTGTTGGACTTCTTTTGTTATTAAAAAACTTCAAATTTTTATCCTTTCTAACTTCCTATGCCCCAGGCATCTTTTTTACTCTTTTGTTCTTTTTCTTCAAGCATTCCACGACTAGCAAATACTGAAGCATCGAATAAGTCAATCCTTTGGTTAGGCATTACTTTTTCAAATTGAATCGCATCGTCTGTTTTTTCAATTGCTTTCACGTTGGCAACACAATACTCATAAGCCATATTATTCACATAATATAATTCTTTATTTTTAGCCTTAAATTCAATTCTTCGAAATCCTTCCGATTTTTTCCAGAATTGTTGAGGAGCATCAACCATTTTGAATTTTTGTTTTTTCATCATCATAAAAAATTCACGACCAAACTTTTTATCAAAATGGACTGATTTTATCTTGAATCCTTTATCTCGCATTTCCATGAACCATTTGACAATATCATCATAAAGAACGGTTTCCGTATTAGATAGTGTCGCCCAACCTTCTTCTTGCCATTCAAATAAAGGAATGTCATCTTCTTGTGCTTTTTCAATTGCTCTAGATTTTGGAAAGAATGCATGAGTAATAACAATATCAATTGATTTACCTTTATACTCATAATTTCCATATAGCGCTGAAGCGGTCAAGTCATGCATTTTAGAAAGGTCAGCTCCACCATACCAAGTGATTGGTAGTTTTGATAATTCCTCCATTGTCCAAGAATGCTGCTTATTAGAAAATCTAAACTCGTCAATATCAAAGTAAGCATCCATTGAATTAGTAAAAATATTAAGTGACTTATTTAGAAACTCAGCTTTAAGTTGAGGTTCAAGTAATGCTTGTCTTGCTTCAGTAATCAAATCATCTAAAGTCACTGTGACATCAAGTGATGGGGTAACAGAAGCTAAAACATCTGGATCATCAATTGTGGTAATTTCTCTTGTAACTGGATTAATGATATTTCCTTTTTCATCTTGTTCAGCAGTACATAGAAAAATAAAGTATGAATCATAAGCTTTATCTTTAATAGTGCCGGATAAAACTTTTTTTAAAGTAATTACCCTCTGAGCAAGAAAGCCGTTGGCAATATCCCCAGCGGTTGAAATCCCCATAAGCAACTTATTTCGGTAAGCTTTCTGAGAGTTTTTCATCAAGATGTATTTTTTTGCTCCAGCCTTTTTCCATGAGTGGATTTCATCAAGAATTAACGCATTCCCGTTCAAAGAGTCTAGTTTGTCGTCTTGATTGGCGATAGCAAAAATGTCGCAGTAACCATCACCAAAATCAACATGGACAGAATGCTCTTGGTTATTATCACGAATACGCATTTTTTTAACATCATTACGTATTTTCTCAACATTATAAGTGAGGAAACCAAAACTTTCTTGCGTTTGCTTTAAAGAATTGGCAACAATATAAGTCTTACTACCACTTGCTCGGTCAACAATATTTTTAGCCCAAGTTAATGAAGCAGCAAATGCAGTTTTCCCTTGCTTACGAGGTAAAAAAATAAGCGCCTCGTTGAAACGCCTAATATTTGTACCCTTTTCAAAAAATCCAAATAAATTGACACAGACAAATTTTTGCCAAGGTTGCAAATACATCGGAGTATCTTTATAAGATACCCCTTCTTTGTTTTCTCCTTGAACGTGTACGATTGTTCCTTCAATTAATCCAATGACGAAATCAAACTGATGATGTTTAAAATCCCACTTATCAGATTCGAGGTCATCTAGAAAACGTTGAGCTGCTTGTTTCTGTTCGATATTAGCTAGAGTATTGCCTGAAATAACATTCTTTGCCCATTGTACAGCAGTTTCGAAATTATCCACTTCCACCACCACCACTCTGACTCATAAAGCGAGCAAACGGTGAAGCTTTTTCTTCTGGTTTAGTTTCAGAATCTCTTTGGCTTTTCGGATTTAGCATGAGTTGATTTGAATAAGATAAGATATCTTTTCTTAATTTTTCAATTTGATCTAAAGCAGGATGTTTTTTAGTTGAGTTCGACGCACTTAGCGTTGAAATTGGAGAACCTTCTTCTTCCCAAACTTTCAGAGCTTCATAATATTGTCGGACCATTCCTGCATAAATTCTAACTATCCGATTAAAGGCATAGTTATAGGTTTTTAACTGTTTCATTTGTGCAATCGTATCTTTATAAATTGTTTCTTCTGTTGGGATTTTTTTCAACTAAAAATATCACTCCTTTCTATCAAAAATTGTAAAAAAATATTTTCAGATTTCCTCACACTTGGAAAAGGCTAAACTCACTCGGTTCTTTTTAAAAATATTTTTTTGTAGCAGAGGTGGGGGGCTTGATTTTGTCTTGCCAGTATTCTCCAAGTTCAGTAGGAATATCACTATCTCTGTTATGCATTTTATTATGGCACTTCTCACATAAACTAATTAAGTTCCACAAACATAACCACCACTTAGGATAATCTCTCAAGAACCAAACGTGATGGACGACAGTGGCAGTCGTTGTGATGCCAAACCTTTTACAATTTCGGCACTCATATTTATCACGTCTTAAGGCAGTATCTCTTTTACTCCTCCACCGCTTATCTTTATATGGACTCATAATATTACTCCATTCAATAATAAAAGCCGATAGATAAACTACCGACTATTGTTTGAATTATTCATTTTCTTGAAGCATACCAATGCGGCCAAGTTCTGCCCAGTGCTCAATAGGTCGACCAGTTGTATCAAGTCCAGATAGTAATACTGTCTTATAGCCAGTAGCATAACAAGCAAATGCTGTTACTTTACCCATCATTCCAGTTTCGGTATCTTCAACCGTTTTCCCTAACAAATCATTCAATTTATCTTGTTCTTGCATTTTATTGCTCCTTTTTATTTTTATCGATGATACTATAATAGCTTATTTATCATGTCCGTTTAAAGGGGTCTAAACGGACAACATTACCAAAATCCACCACATAGGTCATCATACCTTTCAAGAATTGCTCGTTTTTTTCTTCTGACCGTTCTGTCGCTTATAAAACATAACTTGGCTAACTCTTCCTCTGTGTAATAGTTTGAATCTACCCACTGATAATGAAAAAGCATTTTGGAGATATCGTCTAAATCATTAATTAATTTATCAACTCTTTTTCTAAAGTTTTCAATATAATTTATCTGGTCATCCATCATCCATCTTTCAACTGTATCATGAGTGGGATTTGATATTATACTAGAGCGTCCGCCTCCGATATTATCATCATGACTTTTGCTAATCATTAATTCTTGTTTACGAATTGCAATTGCCTTATCAACTTCTCTGTAAAGATAAAGCTTCTTAGATATTGTTTTCATGTCTTGTACTGACAAGCTATAACGTTTACTCATGGTGTCTTAACTCCTTATATTTATGATATAATAGTAGTTAAGAAATCTGTTTTTAAAGCGCATTGCAGTGCGCTTTTTTTGTTTTAAAATAACGAAACAATGAATAACATTGCCCAAACTGTTAAAGTCGTAGAAAGCGCACTCCATGCCCTATCTATCCATTCATCATCAGTTCTAAATGATGTATCTTCATATTTCCAAACAATAAGCTCATAGATCAAAACTAAACCCAATGCTGTCCATGCATTTACTTTAGGTAGATTTAATACTCTAAGCACAAATGTATTCCAACCATAGCTTAATGTTAATCCCATAACGGGTAATGTTACTACTGAGATAATTAGTGCTAACATTTTTTTCATTCTTTAAATCTCTTTCTTTAATTAGTAAATATATAATATAATCGGAAAGTATCTTTATATCCGTTAACCTATATCACTAAAGGCTTGACAGGTATTTTTTTATTTTTATTAAAACACTCTAATTATTAAATTTAATCCATTTATAAATATACTCATTTTCTTTATGATAGATATAATCAGGCCTATGTTTTTTTAGTGCTTTTTTGTAGACTTCTAGTCTTCGTTTATCTGAACCCTCAATAACAATACATGAATTCTTATTTTGAGATACTAAATATTCTTCAAATTCTTTTAATATATCCAAACAAAAGTTAAGAACTTCTTTTACATTTGTACTTTTACCAGTTTCATGGCCTGATAAGTATTTAGTTTTGTGGTCATACCAGCTTAAGCACTGTTTTCTATTTTTACCAATTGCAAGTCCAACATTATAAAATGTTCCGTTCCCATTAACAGCATAAGCAGAAAATAGCATTACAATTGTTTGTCCGTTTGAAAGCTTTTTTGAAGAATAATATAAACCACTATTTGTTTTTGATAGAGTCATATTTTTATTTCTCAATCCATATGTTTATCAAGCCATTTTTCAGGGAACACGTTCTCTGACTCGTCAAGATATGAACGTGTAATTCGTTTATCTATGATATAGCAACGCCGACAAAAGCGTTCTTCATGAGCGCCAAATAAATATACACTCCATTCCGACCACTTATGCCCGAACAGCTTACACAAAAGTTTCATTTTCTATTCCTCCACCATTTTTTAATATCATTTTTGAAAACGAATATGATAAAAGCCATGATAATAAGTCCCCAAATTGGAATAGCAATCATTGCTGCTTTTATGATTTGTATTAATAATTCTTGCAATTCATTATTCATTCAATCCCTCCCCACCAGTCATTGACCAGCGATATTAGTTTGTCGGTCATTCTTGCTCCTTAAAATTTATTTAATATCTTCAATGCTTCTAAATCGTCCTTATTTGCCATTTCTTTAGTTAAGTGCAAATATACTTTCTGAGTAACTGTAGTATCAGAATGACCGAGATACTTAGAAATGGATTCAATAGATACTCCATTTGTCAAAAGTAAGCTGGCATAGGTATGTCGCAAACTATGAATGGATATTTTTTTGACATTCAATAATTTGCAATAGTTGAACAACCTGCTATTTAAAGTTGAATTGAATATCCTTTCGTTTTCTTTGATAAATATCGGTTTCCCTTGAGATTTATTCTTAATGTAATTTTTAAAAATTGTTTTTGTCTGGTAATCAAGAATTACCTCACGATTAGAACTGAAGTTTTTAGTTGGCATAAATTTACCAACCTTACTCTTATAATCCCAAGTTTTATTAATGGTCAACTTCCCATTATCAAAATCAAAATCTTCTGGACAAACGCCCAACGCTTCCCCAAACCTTAGGCCTGTTTTAGTAATAAGCAAGAAGACAAAATCATCACGACAAATTTCTTTTTTTGTATATAAATACTTCAAGAACTTTTCATATTCTGACACATCCCAAAACTTATCATGAGTCACTTTATGTTTTATCCCCTGAGGAATTTTAGTTCTCAATGTTGGGTTTCTATCAATCAACCCCTCTGACATGGCATCAATCACACTTGCTTTTACATGATGATGAAAATCTATGACTGTTTGTCGTTCGTGTGTTTTTGCATATTCATTAATTATTTGTTGATACTCATATTTATTGAGTTCAGATAGTTTCAAATTAGGAACAATTTTCTTCAAATGTTTTTGAGTAATAGTGTATTTTTTAAAAGTAATTTCCGCAACAGTACCTTTTTTATTAATGTTCATCCACTTTTTATAGTATTCATGAAATAATTCATTCAAATAAACTCATCTGTCCTTTCTTTTCGTTATCTTTATCCCAAATGATTTCAGCTTGACTTTCAATGTGCTTAATTTCATCTCCATAAAATTCGCTAATCCCTAGCCAATTTCTATCTGATTCTGAGATACTTCTTGGCACTACATTAACTTCGCTAAACTGAAACCAATCATCATTTTTATTTTGGATAAAATAAACATTTTTATATTTTCGTTCTAAAGAATCGCCATGATAAATTAAGCCGTTCCACCCTCTGATAACAAAGTTAAAGATTAAAAACGGAATAGACCTATCACTTAACTCATGGGCCACAAACCAATATTGTGATGGACTTTTAAACGGGCTAGAGTTATTTATCCATGACTTGATTAACATGCCCCCATTGCCTGCTGTAGTGTCTGTGAATGAACGTGGTTCTCCTTGGCTTACTAATCTTGAAACAATATCTGCCACTGACATTGGTGTAAAATCTTGTTTCTTTTCCTTGCGTTCAGCTTGCTCTGATTCATAATAGCTTTGAAACCATTCATAACTCATATCAGTTTCAAGCTTCAAAAACTCATTAAACAATTGCTCACGTTTTTCTTTATCAAGCATCACTTTCATTAGTGCATCTGGTGCTTTGTAACTGTCATCAATTCCAAGAATCTGATTGAATTGTTCAGTTGTAAATGTCATCTATCCCCTCCAGTATTTCTAGTAATTTATGAAACCTTTTAATATTATTCTTGAAAGAAGTCATTGGAGCTTTATTCTTGTGTTGGTATGAATTATTTATCACTCTTTGATTCGTGGCTATTCTTTCTCGCAAACTATCTTCAAGCCGCTTTTTTTGGCCATCCAAATAATAAAGGTTGCCGTGGCCTGTTGCCTTTTTAAGAGCAATACATTTTTTGGCAACTTCGGCTTCTTTAGCAGTTTCGCCTACAAACCTAAGAATTACCCTGTCATGTTTTCCAGTTTCAGTATTTACTCGGTTAAGTACTCGACCATTATGGGGAATCTTTTTAGAATTTATTATCCCAAGTTCCGATGGTGTTATTTCTACTAAATTTTCAAGAGCGTTATTCCTAAAATTTCCATCTTTGTGAGTGATGAAGTTCGATGTTTCGCCGTTATAAGTTTCATAAACTAAACGACTGACTCGCTTCGTGAAAGGCATTCCATTGCCGAATAATATTACTGTCAGAACATTCCCATGCGTTCTAGGCTTTAAGAATTTATTATGTTTCTTTGAGAAAACTCGACCATCTTTAGTTACGAAATATCCATGATAGTCGGGAATTGTTTTCATTCCTCCACCACTTTCACTAAATCACGAGTAAGCGGGTTGAGGTAGGCAAATATAACATCCATGTATTCATGTTGGTTATAATCAAAAAATTGTTGAAATGCTCCCAAACCATCCCTTTGTAGATCTATAAAATCCATCTCATCCGCTTTTTCCGCAATGCTTTTCGGAATCGTGAGCTGGGGTTGTTCAGGAATCTCATCATACAAAGGCTTAATCCACCCTTTTGTAAAATCACTTTCATTTTTTCGGACATCAATTGTATTGTTCTTTCGAAACACCATGTCGCCCTTCCAATCGGCTCTATAAAAAGCTACTGGTTTAACATTTTCTAATTCACTCATCGCCGCTCCCTTCATCTCCAATCGCTGCGAGTGTTGACTTATCGATAGGACACCAGAATTCTGGGTTGAAATACTCATCAGTTACTTCTGCTATTCCTCCAATGATATATCCGTCCACATAGTAACCATGAACATATCCCTCATCATCCAAAAGGTCATAAAATCCTTCAAAAGGTTCAAGTTCTTCATATCCAATAATGGTTTCTGTGGGTGCTTCATAGGCTGGTTTTGCTTTAAATTTCATTGTGTTCTCCTTTTTCAATCGCTGCGAGTACTTGCTCTGCATATATTGCTTCAACACTTGCCTTTGAGGAAGCATTAAAATCATCTATTGATAATTCCATGGTTCCATCTGATATTTCTGTCAGTGCCTTTTTCGCAGTGTTAATCTGTTCTTGGAGTACTATTTTGTCATCAATAAACCCTTCCATACTTTCAAGCAAAATAGTTGATTCTTTGATAGTTAAATTTATTCCATAGCTTAACTTTCTCTCAAGTTCTGGTAAATCAATTTTCACTCTTCTTCCTCCGCTTCAAGCGCCGCATTCTCAGCTAGTACAACATCAATATTCTTTCCAGTTACTTTTTCGATGTAATCAACTGCAAGTTTATAAGTTTTAGCTAGGTCTGCAAGCTTTCTATCTACAAGGTTTCCCACAACAATATCTTGAGTAATAGTTGCTGCAGCACTTGCTTCAATTAAAGTTTGAATGCAACTCTCTAGTTCTTCTTGGAGTTTTTCAACCTTATTTTCGCCAGTTAATTTTTTAACTTGACTTTCCGTATAAACTGCTTCCATAGAACAACCGCCCTGGCAATAACAATCTTTATCAAACTCATCATATAAGAATCCATGCGCTCCGTTGTAATATCCGATTGGATCTAGTTTTTCAACCGAAAGTTTGTCAGTGTCTGAAGAACATTCATCACATACAATAAATTCTCCTTCTGGAAGCCATTCAGGTTCGATTGGTTTATCACAGCCATAACATGTTGTTTGCTTCATCATTTTTTCATACCTCCCCAGTTGAGCCAAAACCGCCTGTACGCTCTCCGTTTGCGTTGTCATCATCTGTTGTAAGGTATTTGACAAATACCCCTTGCATAATTCTTTGCCCCTTAGCAATCGTTACAGGCTCTTTTGAGATGTTCATAAACAAGCCTTTAAATTCATTAGGATAATAATCTGAATCGATAATTCCTACTGAATTAATCAATGCAATACCACGCTTAACTGGATTGCTTGAGCGGTCATATAATTTCAGTACTTCGTCATGTCCGAGTTGAACAGCTAGACCTGTACTTACCATTTTTATTTCATCAGGTTGAATCGTAACTGTTTCGCTTGCTGAAATATCATAACCTGCGCTATGTTCTGTCGCTCTTTCTGGAAGTGTCGCATTTCCGTCTAGTTTTTTAAATTCTCTTGTCATTTTTATCCTCAACTTCTTTTATTTTTTTAATCTGTCTTTTCATATAAAGTTGTAACTCACCAAGCGCCTTCTTCTGCTCCCAAAGGCTATCAGCAATCATGATATCTCTATAATATCGGTCAATATTTTCGTGAACATCTTTCTTTATTTCTGATAGCACCTTTGCAGAGTCCATGGCAAACTTGCTCATTCTCCGTCCTCCATAGGAACAAGTTCAATGAGCGGGTTAATCCATTCCCAAATATTATCAAACTCATATCTAGCTTCAATCCATTCTTCTGTAGTTTGCGTTGTCCTATAGCCAAGTTTATATAATTCTTCGGCAAGTTGAGGATGAAATTGATGAGTAAACGTCCGATAAAGGACACCATCCATAATTTCAGCAAGTTCTGATTTTGTGAAAGCAGTTCGATATTTCTTATAAATCCAAGTTGCACTATCATTGCTTGCAGACGTTAGCCAACCTTTATCTGCATCTGATGTATAAGGTTCGCACGAAATTAAACTTTTCACATAATACTTTTTCTCGTTCATTCCGCCACCTCAATCTGTTCATAGCTCCCGGTTTCCATGCTGCCGATTTCTTGCTGAGTAAACTGGTTATCTTCATCAAAATATGGATTTGGAACTAATTCAAGTCCATTATTTTTTGACTTATTCAAATAAAATCCCGTATTTTTCTCACGCAAATAGAACAGCTGCGGTTTTTCGACCGTGAAACCAATGAGCAGAGCAGTTAACCACGTTTTTTGATGATTATCAATCCAATCTAATTCCTTTTGATTTTCAAGATAGCTTGCTGAATAGTTAATATACTTGCCATCTTCAGGGGCGCCAAAGGTATTGATTAACTTACCGATGAAATCAGGCACGACTGGCAGGGCTTGCTGTTCTTTTAATAAACCTGTATCTTTCAATTCATTTAATAACTTTTTCATTCCAATACTACCAGCATTATTTCCATAAAGATTTATGCTGACTTTTTCGTAGGTTTCTTTTAATTCTTCTTCAAACTTAGTCATTTTTCGTGTCCTCCAAGACAGCAATTAGTTCTCTAGTATTGTCTATTTCAAGAATCTTTACTTTACGATAGAGGAATACTGGGCTAAATACCTCAATCTCCTCTCCATAATTAAATTGGATTAAAGTATTCCCGATAGTATCTTTTAAAATCACCGCGGTGTGATCTGAAATTGTTTTTAGTAAACTTTCAACTGTCATTTATACACTCCTAACCAGTACATCATCTAGCCAAACTTCTCCGATAAAGTCCTTTGATACTACAGTATTAAGAAATTTAACTTGCTTTTTCAACCATTTTTTACTCCAAGTAGATGCATCAGGCAATGGGTATAAATTAGCATCATAGGCTTTAAAAAATAATTTTGTTTCATTAGAATTTTCAACATCAAGTAGAAATTCTACAGATTCAAAGTTTAAACCATTTGAAAATCCACATTTATATTTTTCAGTCCACTTCATCTAGCTGCTCCTTCCAATAATTCAGGGTTCTCATAGACATTTCCGATGACTTCGCTATAGCTTAGGATATTTTTTAATCGTATATCAAATCCTTTAGCCTTGAATTCACCATTTTCGAAAATTATTTTAAAGTCTCTATTTATGGAAAGTGACCCAGAACCAGTCATTGGATTTCTGAAAGAATTCCTACAATTTATTACATCACCCTCATAAATTTTAACGCCGTTTTTATCTTTTAATCCTGTTGACTGCATAAATTCAACGTCTTCATCAGCGCCAGTACAGAAATGGTCAAAACGATAATTAATACTATCGTCGAAATATTCAACTTCTCCGTAACTCATACGCTCATCTTGTTTATCCCAAGCTCTTAATTTTGGTATCATCTCATCCCTCACTTCGTCGCATTGACAGCATCGTCTGATAAATCTTTAGTCTGTTGTGCATCGGTCACGGCTTGAGATAGCTCGTCAGTCTTTTGTTGAGCGGCAGATAGCTTTGAGTTCAAATCATTAATCTGTTGTGTCATGCTTGCCTTATCTTGGTTCGCTTGATTTAATTGTCTAGCAACTTCTTCTTTTTGCTGATTGAGTGCATTCAGTTGATTTTGATATCCAGCAGCTTGATTTTGCAAGTTTGAGTTGTCTTGATTGATTTGGTCTTTCAACTGGTTAATTTGATTGTTCAATTGATTTAGCTGGTCTGCATATTGCTGTGAGCTATTATTAGCCTGTTTAAGCTGTTCGTTTCGGTCTAGCAAGCGTTGTTTCAAGATAGAGATATTCTGTTGCACAGCGACCATATTTTGATGTCCTGCCCATGCATTAGCTGCATAAGCTCCAAAAGTTGCTGAACCAAAGATTCCTGCTGCGACTACTGCTGTTGTGATTAATTTTTTATTCATTGTTTTTCCTTTATTTAAAGACACTATCGTCTTTTCTTGAGTTTTCGATTGCCATTTGCGCTCTGATATTTCTTCGCAATCTACGTTCTTCTTTTGTTTCGTGCTTTCTACGTTCTTTTTCTTTACGCTCATCTAGGCTTAAATCAGAATTTCCTTGCGTGTCAAGTTGAGGAAAACGTTTTTTAGTTTCTGTTTCGTTAAAAATGGCATATTTCACAGTTCCAATTTGGTCATAATCTAGTTTTCCTTTAGAGAGCCAAAAATAAACGTTTTGCTTTTTAACATGAAATTGTTCTGCGAGTTCGTCTGCTGTCCCCGTTCCTAGTAAATGCCCTGATTGATAGACAGAATAAACTTTTTTAGCAATTCCTTTTTTACCCGGACTTTTTCTGACCATTGGTACTTCATCAGAGTTTTCGTATCCGAACGGCACTGCGTGTTTTAATACCATTCTTTCACGCAATGGCAATCTCCCTTTTCTAACCCAAGTATCTACCGTTGCCAACGATACTCCGTACTTAGCGGAAAAACTTTCACGCGACCCTTTTGCCACTAATTTTCCGTCAACAAACAAAGAATAGCCTTTCACTTTCTCTGTTTTACTCATTTTTTCCTCCTAACATTTTTATTTTTTGATGAAATTCTTCTTGAAATTCTTGATTAAATTTACTTTGACTATCTAACTCATATTCTGTTTTAGTTAAATCGCTCGATATATTTTGACTAGCAAGCTTGCTGATTCGCCTAGCTTCATTTCTTGTGTCGTAATATCCCATATTTAGCACCTCATATTTTAGCTTCTAAGCGCTTTTAGATTGTTCGTGATAAATTATCCATGAAATGGTTTAAGCGCTCAATATAACCGTAATTTTCATGATTAAATGCTATTCTGTCAGTTCTTTCACTACTAACTCGACTTTCCACATCTTTGTATCTCCAGAAAGCCCGCCATGCTCAAAACTTGTTCAGCGAATAACGTTGTAATTATCATCATTCCAAATTCCAGCATCCGTCAGTCCATCAATTAATGCCTTAGAAGTTGGTTCATAATTTGGTGGATCATATTTAAAGCGTTTAGGTGGATAAATCACAACGAACACATCGCAACGGTGTTTCTCATGGAATTGCTCAAATACTTCATCTGACTGGTCTAGCCATTCATGAGCAGTTCGACATGCAATCCGTCTTAAACGCTGTCTAGTATTATTGGCTGCAATTCTTGAACCATAAGTTGTGCCTTTGTTATCATTCTCGTTTATCATTTCTTTTCTGAGAAAGTTAAATTCAAACTTCACTTGCTTCTCCAAATCTAGCAATTGCAGGAATTACTCCTGAATCTGTCAGTTCTTTATTTTTTTCAAAAAATATTTCGGTTGCTTTTTCATTATCAATACCTTTAACTATTGCGATAAAAGTGATAGGACTTAATACTATTTCCTCTTCATAAGCTTTTTCAACATATCTGCAGTATTGTTTATGGGTAATCCCGGGAATAAAGCTACGGTAATATTCTGATAGCCCCTCATCAAGAGCACGTTTTTTAAGAGTCCAAGCCATTCATATATTCCTCAAATTCTTCCGCTGTCATTGTTTCTTCGTCTTTTTCAAATCTTTGATTAGACCAGTTAGGAGCAGATTTGACAACTTTATTATTTTTGTACGTTTGATTTTGAATAGGCGTTAAATCGTAGTCATCTTCCCAACCTTTGCCGTTAAACCATGTACTGCCATGTTTTATATAGTTCTGTTGGGTATTTTTGATTCGTATTTCTGACAAATAATTTTCAAGACCCGTTTTAATCTCTTCGTCTGTCGTTCCAGATTTTACAGCTCTTTTATAAGCTAATAGAGCTTTCGGTTTTCCTTTTTTGTTAGGATATATTTTCCAAAGATTATTAAATCTAGTTTCTAAATCAGACTCTTTATCGGACTTGTCCGATATATTATTATTTGATTTATTAATTGATTTATTAGTTGATATATTATCTTTTACATCTGTGTATATACCCTCTTTACGTTTATGTATAGGGGTATTTACATCTGTGTATATACCCTCTTTACATTTGTGTAAATAGGGTAAAATGTATCTTCTTTTTACTTCCTTCCCCTCATATTCATATTTTAGGTTTATATATTCCTTTTCTTGTAAGCTTTTTAATGTTACGGATATTGTTTTTTTACTTTTTCCATATCTACTTGCCAAAAAAGCATTTGAAGGAAAGATACTTCCGAAAGAATTAGCCATAGTATAAATTTCACTAAAAAGAAGTTTCTCAAAATCATTTAAATCATCAGCTTCAATAATTGGCACTGGTATTTGGTTAAAAAACTTTGTACTTTGTTCCATCACTTAGACCACCGTAGATTTCCAACATAATTATTTAATTTGTTACCATCAATATGTTTAACGTTTGGCAGTCCTTCAGGGTTTGGAATGAATGCCTGTGCTACCAATTGATGTATAAATGGCATTACTCGTTTTCCGTTATCGAGTGTAAAACCATATCTTGGCCGCTGGTCTGATGTGGTATTTATTTTTACTTTCTTGCGAATATTATCACTTATAACTTGTCTCAAATTTCCATGACTGCTAATCTCATATTCGCCTACTGGAATACCAACAATTTTTGGAGAGTTAATAAACTCAATTTTTTTCCATGTTTCAAATTCCATGCGTTATTCCTTTCTTCTATATTTATTTCAAGTTTTATTTTTCAAATTAAAGGCTGGGGGATGTTGCGCATTGCCTATCCCCTCGAATTTAAGCATTTGTTACGCACGCTGCACCGGGTTGTTAATTAAAATGGTAGGTCTTCGTCGTTGATTTCCATATCTTCGCCAATATTTGGAATATCTTTAGCAGGATATGAATTT